GACCGACCCTCAGAACCAGTGCTACAACATCGAGGAGGCTAGGCATTGGAAAATCCTGGCTTTGCCAGCCCTGGCGGTGAACGACGACCCGATGGGTCGAAAGCCAGGTGAGGCCCTGTGGCCAGAGCGGTTCGATGAGACCTTCATGCACCGAGCCAGGGCCTTGAATCCCCGTGGTTTTGCCGCACTTTACCAGGGTCAGCCCGCCCCCGAGGATGGGGAGTTCATCCGCAAGTCATGGCTATCTGGGTACATGCCAGACCAACTGCCGAAGGACCTGACCTACTACATCGCATCTGACCACGCCGTCTCCGTGGACCAGGACCGTGACGCAACCTGCATCATTCCTGTGGGCGTGGACTCCGAGGACAACATCTGGATTCTGCCAGACGTCTGGTGGCGTCGGGCCCAGACAGACGACGTTGTGGAGGCCATGATTGACCTGATTGAGCGGTACAAGCCGTTCCTGTACTGGGCCGAAAAGGGCCACATCTCCAAGTCCATCGGCCCGTTCCTACGCAAACGTATGCAGGAGCGGAACATCTACGCCGCCATCGACGAGGTCACGCCAGCCAAGGATAAGATGACCCGAGCCCAGGCCATCCGAGCCCGCATGGCCATGGGCAAGGTCAGGTTCCCGAAGTTCGCACCGTGGTACCAGGAGGCCGAGCAGGAGATGCTCAAGTTTCCTGCGGCCAAGCATGACGACTTCGTCGACGCCCTGGCGTACATCGGTCTGGGCATCGCCAAGCAGGTCGGTGCGTCCGTCAGACAGGAGGTTATCCACGCTGGATACCCCGTCGGAAGCATGGGTTGGCTCAAGAAATCCGCAGACGACGTACGCAGACGGCAAAATCTATTGCGTCTTGGCGGATTCTGACACACCTTCGCAGACAAATGGAACCCGCAGAACAAGAAGACATGGGCCCTGGGGAGAATCCCGCCCAGGAACAGGCCGAGGGCGAAGGCCGTATCCGTCGCAAGGTGCCGCACCCTGACAAGGGCCGTGCGGAACTCGTGAAATCGTGGTGCGAGAAGGTGCGTAACGGCAAGGCCAAGCACGAGAAGGCGTTCAAGCGGATGGTCGAGGACATGGAGTTCGTGTCTGGCAAGCAGTGGAACGGTGACTGCGACGACAAGTATGTCGCCAACATCACGCAGCGTCTCATCGCCCAGCGTGTCGCCGCCCTCTACGCAAAGAACCCGAAAGCCACCGCAAAACGCAAGAAACGCATGGAGTTCTCCGTCTGGAACGAGACCATGGCCGAACTTCAGAACGCCCAGTCCATGGCCGCCATGGCCATGCAGCAGGGCATGCCGCCCGACCCCCAGGCGGTCCAGATGATGCAAGATGTGCAGCAGGGCACGCAGCGTCGACTGATGCTGGACAAGATTTCCCGCACGATGGAACTGCTTTTCGAGCACGTCATCGGCGAGCAGCAGCCCAACTTCAAGGCCCAGATGAAGCAACTCATCCGCCGTGTCTGCGTGACTGGCGTCGGCTACGTGAAGATTGGCTTCGAGCGAGTCACAGACAGACGCCCAGAGGACACAGACAAGATTCGTGACATCACGGAGCAGATTGCCGCCATCGAGCGTCTGCAGCAGGACATCCAGGACGGCGAGGTCAAGAACGACACGGCCAAGGCGGAGCAACTCAAGTTGATGCTCCACGAACTCAACGAGAAGCCCGAAATCATCGTCCGTGAGGGCGTGGTCTTCGACTTCCCGCCGTCCACGACCATCATCGTCGACCCCAAGTGCCGCCACCTCTCCTCGCTGCTCGGTGCCGACTGGGTCGCCCAGGAGTTCATCCTGACGTGCGACGACGTGAAGGAAATCTACAAGGTCGACGTCGGCTCCGACTACACGCCGTACAAGGACCCCGCCATCAAGAACGAGGATGACTGCGACCAGTGCGTGGTCTGGGAAATCTACTCCAAGAAGGACAAGATGAAGTACGTCGTCATCGACGGCTTCCATGACTTCCTGCAGGACCCCGAGTGCCCCTGGCCCGAACTCGAAGGCTTCTGGCCCATTTTCCCGCTGGTTTTCAACGAGACGGAGAACGAGAAGCAACTGTTCCCCGAGTCCGACGTCCGTCTGATTCGCCCCGTCCAGATTGCCTACAACCGTGCCCGTGAGGGTCTGCGTGAGCACCGTCATTCCAACCGCCCCGCCTATGCCGTCCCGTACGGCATGCTGGACGACAAGGACAAGCAGAACCTGTCTGAGCGGCCCGCCCATGCGGTCATCGAACTGCGTGGTCTGCAGCCTGGTCAGTCCGTCGACGCCATCCTTCAGCACATCAAGCCCGTCGCCATCGACCCCGCCTTGTACGACACGTCGATGCTTATCGACGATTCCCTTCGTATCCTGGGGTCCCAGGAGGCCAACATCGGCGGTACGGCCGCTTCTGGCACCACGGCCACCGAGGTTTCCGTGGCCGAATCCAGTCGTATGACGGCGGTCGGGTCCAACATCGACGACCTTGATGAGTTCCTCGGGGCCATCTGCAAGGCCACTGGCCAGGTCATGCTGAAGGAGTTCACCAGCGAATACGTGACCAAGGTGGTCGGTCCTGGTGCTGTCTGGCCTCAGTTCAGCGGCGAGGAAATCACCGAGATGCTCTACCTTGACATCGAGGCTGGTTCGTCTGGCCGCCCCAACCGTGCCCAGGAAATCCAGAACTGGGAGCGTCTTGCCCCTGTCCTGATGCAGACCCCTGGCGTTCCGCCCGACTGGTTCGCCAAGGAAACGCTCCGCCGTCTGGACGACCGTCTGGAAGCCTCCGACATCATCATCGCTGGCATCCCGTCCATCGTCGCCCAGAACGCCAGCCAGAAGGCCATCGAAGGCGATGTCGCCAACGACCCGAACGCCCAGGGTGGCCAGGGTGCAAACAACCAGGAGCAGACTCCGTCCGCCCCTGGAGCCAACGGAGCCCAGGCCACAGACAATGCCACGCCTCCGATGGTGATGGGCTAAATAGGGCTTGACCTGTCTGCAGACAGACAGATTGTAACTTTACCACCAAAATGGAAAACACCACGGACGATAAACTCCAGACGGCCTCGTCCGCCGTCGATACCGACAACACGGGTGCCCCTGAATCCTCCTCTAATGTGTCTGCGAGCCAGACCTCTGAGGACACGAGCAAGGGTAACGACGCTAATGATGTGCCGCAGACCCCGTCGACTGCGGAGACAGACGCTAACAAGAAACGGTCCACCCTTCTAGACGTTGTCAAAAACGTCGCCAACAAGGGCAAGACCGACGTGGCTTCGTCGGCTACGGAGGATAAAGAGGACACATCCGAGGATTCTCAGGCTGGACAAAAAGCGGTCAAGGACGACGCTTCCAGCGGACAGAAGGCCGAGGACAAACTCCCGTTCCATAATCACCCCCGCTGGAAACAACTGGTTCAGGAGCGAGACAACTTCAAGTCTCGTTCCGATGAATACGGTAAGATTGAGACGTACATGTCTGTGAACCGTCTGACCCCTCAAGAGGTGGCTCAGGGTTACCAGGTGATGGCTCTCATCAAGAACAACCCAGTGGAGGCTTATCGTGTGTTGCAGGGCCATCTGCAAAGACTTGCACCCATCGTCGGCGAAACGCTTCCCGAAGACATCGAGAAGAAGGTCGAGATGGGAGATGTGGACGTCGAGTCCGCAAAAGAACTGGCGAGAGCCAGGGCCCATGCCAACTTCCTTGCCGCTCAACAGCAGCAGGCGGTGGCAGAACAGCAGGCACAGGATTTCAACGCCAAGCAGGCTTCGGCCCGTGAGGCGGTGATGGGATGGGAGGAGACCATGAAGCGTCGTGACCCCGATTATTCTGCGAAGCAGAAGTTCGTCATGGACCGAGTCCGTAACGTGCTGCAGACGGTGCAACCGCAATCTGCCGAGGAAGCCCTGGCCATCGTCGATAAGGCGTACCAGGAAGTGACCCAGGACATGAGTGCGTTCATCCCGAAGCGGCCTTCGACCGTCTTGACGAGTTCGGCATCGTCCGTCTCCGCAAAGCCCCAACCCAAGACGTTGCTCGACGTCGTACGGATGGCGGCTGCACGTCAGTAACAACCCCCCCTAACTACATACTACTATGGCCTTCACCGTTCAAGAACTCGAGAACATCGCTGCTGCGACCCTCGACTACTACATCAAGGACAAGCCGTTCGCCCAGACCATCCAGGACAAGCCCCTGCTCGCCGCTCTCACCAAGCGTCAGAAGGGTTTCCCTGGCGGCAAGGGCAAAATCAGCCTGCCCGTCGTCTTCGACTACACCACCGCCATCAAGGGCTTCTCGCACCTCGATACGGTCACGTACGACAATCCCGCCAATCTGAAGCGGGTCGAATACAACTGGAAGGAAATCCATGCTGGCATCACCGTCTCCCTGACGGAACTCAAGCATGACGGCATCTCCGTCACCGACTCCCTCAACGGAGCCTCCACCTCCAAGCACTCCGACCGTGAGATGACCGCCCTCACTGGCCTTCTCGAGCACAAACTCGCTGACATGGCCGAAGGCTGGGCTCGCACGTTCAACGACATGCTCTGGAAGGACGGCACCCAGGATTCGAAACTCATCCCTGGCATCACGCACTTCATCACCGACGACCCGACCTCGGGCACCGTTGGCGGTCTTGACCGTGCCAATGTCGCCGCTTGGCGTAACCGTGCGGCCGTCGGGGCGAACAAGATTATCGCTTCGAAGACCAACCAGACGCTGACCAAGTTCCTCCGAGCCGAAGTCCGTCAGTTGACCCGCTTCGGTGGCAAGCCGAACCTCATCTTCTGTGGTTCGACCGCCCTCGCCAAGTTGGAGGAAGAAGTCTTCGAAAAGGGCATCTACACCCAGCAGGGCTTCACCAACAGCGGCTCGACCGAACTGGGCATGGCTGACATCAGCATGCGTGGCGTCGGTAAGTTCGTCTACGACCCCACCCTCGACGCCCTCGGCAAGTCGGACTACATCTACTTCATCGATGAGTCCAACATCAAGTTGATGGTGATGGACGGTGAGGACAAGAAGACCCACAACCCTGCTCGCCCGCATGACCAGTACGTCATCTACCGTGCGATGACCTGGACGGGCGGTCTGACGGCTACGCAACTCAACGGTTGTGCCGTCTACCAGGTGGGCTAATCCTGTCTGACAGACAAAACCCGAGGGGTGGCTGCGGCCACCCCTCTTTTTTTGTTTGCAGACCAGACCTGCTGGGATTGACTGTCTGCGTATGCAAACCGTCACCTGCGAAGTCCTGCTATCTGGAGACCTGGGTAACACCGTGGTCAAGGAAGGCGTCACCGTCCCCGAAATCGTCCTGCTGTTCGCCATCCATGGCATCGGCTCTGTCACCGACGTAAAGTTGGAAGGCAACGCCACCATCAGCAACAACAAGGAACTGGAGCGTCTGACCAACATCTACGGCAAGGAAGTCGTATCCAAGGCGTTCCCTGGTGCGAATCCGAGCCTTCCGAAGATGCTGTCTGACATCGGCATCGAGGACGCTCCCCTCTCGGAGACCAAGTAACATGGCTCGGGGCACGTCTCTATCCCAGTTGCGTGACCAGTTGCGTGCCGAAATCGGTGCGTCGGCTAACCCCGCCATGGGTACCAATGCGGTCCACTCGATGAACCTGATGCTCTCCCGCACTCAGGAACGTCTGTGGAACGACTTCGACTGGCCGTTCATGGTCGTCGACAGGGATGTCCCGATGCAGACAGGACAGCGGTACTACGCTTTCCCGTCTGACCTGGACTTCAACCGTGTGTTTCAGACAGACGTGAAGTACTCCGCCACCTGGCGTACCGTCGGGTACGACATCGGTGTCGAGCAGTTCAACTTCATGGACTCGGACGAAGGCGAGCGTCAGGACCCCGTCCTACGCTGGCAGCACACGGGCGACGTGCAGTTCGAGGTCTGGCCGATTCCCGCCAGCAACGACACCATCATCCGATTCAAGGGCGTCCGCAACCTGAAGCCGTTGGTCATGGACACGGACATCTGCGACCTCGACGATAAACTCATCGTCCTGTTCGCAGCCGCCGAGATGCTGGCCCATAACAAGGCCGCAGACGCAGACACCAAGGCCGCCCTGGCCACCTCCTACTACGCCCGCCTGCGGGGCAACTCCATGAAAAGCGGGATGTTCACCTACGGTGGCGGTAGCGGCGACAGCAAGGGCTTCAGGGGAATGATGGGCGGCAAGATGCCTAATCCGCAGGGCTGAACACCATGTCTTACCTCGTCATCGAGAACTTCGTCGGCGGTCTCGATACGAGACGCAACATCCTTACCTCCAAGCCTGGGAACCTGGTCAAGTTGGACAACTGCCACATCACCCGTGGCGGCGAAATCGAGCGACGCAAGGCTTTCGTACACGTGGGTACCTTGCCCGCTGGCACGTACGGCCTGGAAGCCTGCGGAGACACGATGTTCGTCTTCGGGTCTATTCCGACCCCGTCTGGCATCCCTAGCGGAATCACCTACCAGCGTCTAATCCACCCAGACGGTACGTCATTCTCCATGACCAAGGTCGTGTCGTTCACGTCCTACGCTGGCAAGCCGTTCGTCATCGTCGAGTTCAACGACGGTGCCCGCTACTGCTACTACAACGGCGTGCTCGTCAATGACTCCGTCAACGGCATCTTCCGTGCGTCCCATGGCAGCATCCAGGGGTTCCTGCAGCACCTTGCTTCGCTGCTGCCGACTGGGTACACGTACACGGTGTCGCCTACGGGCATGACCGTCATCGGTCCTCCTGGCGTCGAGTTCACCATGTCTGTGACGACCAACGGGAACCTGTCTGCGTCGTCTCCGCTGACGTCTGTTCAGTCCGTCAAGGGAATCCCAGAAATCCGTTCGTCCGCCTCTTTTGACATCACGGGTGGAGCAAACGGCAACGGCTCGGTGGGCAAAAGCATGAGTATCAATGCTACCACCCTTCCAGGAATCACGGGAATCTACGTCAACGGCGAGGACATCCTTCAGTCTGCGAATCCAGTCTATTTCTACACCGCACCTGGAGGCGGAGAAACCGACGCCCAGCGGCTGTCGAACTCAATCGCCTACATGATTAACCAGAAGACGATTGACACTGGTTACTTTGCCGCCGCAGACAACAGGCGTAACAGGGTGATGGGAGCAGGCGGGATTGTCCTTGGTTACACCTACTACTCATCGCTCACAATCTACTCAGACCCACTGATGGGTTCCGAGGCTAACGGGTTGATGGTCGTGTTTGAGTTTGAGGGCCACATCACCAACAACAACGGGCTTTTTACAAACATCCAAATCAGCCCGTTTGACACGGACCCGAACGACCCGAACTACGTACCTGTCAGGCATGTCGGTGACTTTGGTGCTTTTGCTGGTGCCGTAGACAACTCAATCACCGAGGTCAGGGTGGACGGTGTGGACATCCTCGGTGCTCCCGTACGCTGGCGTTCGTCAAACTCGTCGACCGCCCAGGCGGTGGTCGACCAAATCAACTCCTTTACATCCGTTCCTGATTACACGGCGTCTGCCGTTGATGGCGGCCGAATCTCTTTGAAGGCAGCCGTCGGGGCTGGCTCAAGCCCCAACGGCAGACAGACCTCCGCAACCACCATCGGAAACTTCACGACTGGTGCGTTCACCGCCATGAGCGGGGGCGTGAACCCAATCGGTGGCGTCAGCCAGCGAACCACGTTCAGCCTTTCGTCGACTGGGAGCAACAACATCGGCTCGACCGCCACTATCACCATCACGGATGTCGAGAACGTCGTCTACCCGTACTACATCGGAGCGACCCCGATGGGCGGTCTGAAACTCAACTTCTGTCTGACGTACAAGTCCAAGGTTCACATCCTGGCTGGCTCGTACATCATCTCGTCTGGCCTGGACATGCCGACCGTCTGGAAGCAAGGGGAACTCGGCTTCTCCTTCATCGACCTGTCGAACAACACCAACGGCAGCCAGGAACTCGTCGGTGCGTCGCCCTACCAGGGCCGTCTGGCCATCTTCACCCGTGAGTCCTGCCAGGTCTGGAACATCGACCCTGACCCGCAGAATAACTCCCTGTCCCAGATTATCATGAACACGGGGACCATCGCCCCGAACTCGGTAATCGGCTACGGCGAAATCGACGTGTTCTACCTGTCTGACTCGGGCATCCGCTCGCTGCGTGCCCGTGACTCGTCCAGCCAAGCCATGGTTCACGACGTCGGCGTCAACATCGACACCCAGGCCGTAGAGTTGCTTCGTAACATCCCAGAAAGCGTGGCTTTCAACGCTTTCGCCGTAATCGAGCCCAAGGACAACCGAATCATGATGTCGATTTACGACAAGATTTTCGTCCTATCCCAGTATCAGACAGCCTCCATCAGTGCCTGGTCGACCTACACCCCCGAGGGCGTCATCAGCAAGATGGCCATCATGAAGGGCAGGGTCTTCAGCAGACAGGGTGACGGCATCTACCTTTACGGCGGAACAGACGGCATCACGTACGACAACTGCGTGTCTGATGTCATCCTGCCTTACCTAGACGGAACCAAGCCAGCGACGATGAAGCACCTGCTCGGCATCGACCTGACTTCGGACGGCAACTGGGACTTCTTTATCGGTACCGACCCGTACGCCCCAGACGTGCGTGACCATGTAGCAACCATCTACAACTCGACCTTCCAGTTGGGTCGTGTTCCCGCCGTTGGCGTAGGTACGCACATCGGCGTGAGGCTCATCAGCATCGGCTCAGGCTATGGACGAATCGGTAACCTGATTCTCCATTATGAACTCAACGAGTCTGAGTAAGTTGAACTTCGACGACATTCTGTATGTCGCCGAGAACATGTCCGACTGGGACAAGCGTGAAATCTACGCAGGTCGGTGGACCGAGGACCCCTACGACTTCGCCAAGCAGGTGCACGACATGGGGGCGGTAGGCTTCATCACTCACTACGACGACAAGCCCGTGTCTGTTGTCTGTGCCTACCCGATTTCACCTACACTTTGGAACGTCACCATGTTCTCGACCGACCAGTTCGACAAGACGTGGTACACGACCATCAAGTACATCAAGCGTCTGTTCATCCCCGCCATTGTGTCCACGGGTGCACTCCGTGCCGAGTGCCGTTCGATGGACGGCCATGAACTGGCACATCGATGGCTCGATGCCATCGGGTTCAAGAACGAGGGAATCAACCGAATGGTCGGCAAGCACGGCGAGGACTTCTATGTTTTCGCCTTTACTAAGGACTGTCTGCAGACAGATTGATTGACGATGTGCTTTTCATCTGGAGATGGCGGTGCCGCAGACCGTGCTCGGGCTGAGGAAGAAGCACGCCAGCAGCGAATCCGTGAGGGTTCGAAGCGAATCAACGAGACCTTCGCCGAGTTTGACGACGGCTTCTTCAAGAAGCGTCAGATGGAGTATCAAGCCTCCCAGCGTCCCGAAGTGGACCGCCAGTACAAGGAAGCCCAAAGCAACATCATGTACGGTCTGGCCCGAAGCGGCCAACTTGGCTCGTCTGAGCGTACCCGCCAGTTGGGCGTGGTCGGTCGTGAGCGTGATGCCGCAGCCCTCAAGGTCGCAGACAAGGGCATGGAGTACGCCAACCAGGCCAAGGCACAGGTCGAGCAGTCCCGAACGGACCTCATGAACCAACTCAACGCCACTGGTGACTCTCAACTTGCCGCCAATCAGGCCGCAAACCGCATGAGCGTCCTGCGTGCACGGCCTGCGTTTGAGTCCCTAGGCTCCCTTTTTGAGACGTCTGGCGGTATCGCCAAGAACGTCAGACAGGCCGAATACTACAATCCAGGCTCCCCTGGTTGGTCTGGCCTTAACCCGATGAACCCAGGCAAAGGTGCTGCGTCTCAACGCATCGTAACCAACTAACATGTGTGACGGAGGAATGACTTATGCCACGTATGCCGCCCTAGCGGCAGGCACCGCTGCGAAATACTCAGCCGCCCAGAAGACCAAGTCCGCCCAGGAGGCTGTTCAGACCATGGAAGCCGAGCGTCAGGGCAAACTTCGCAAGGAGGCCGAAGCCGCCCTGGCCAACAACATCAGCGGAAACGAGAAAATCCAGGTCGAATCAGACATCACCGAGCAGGCAGACAAGCGAAAGGAGTCCCTCACCGAGTCTCTCGGTATGAACTCGAACGAGGTCGGCGTAGGCTCAAAACTCGACCAACTTGGCGTGTCTGCGGGCAACAGGCTTGTTCAGACAGACTCCGCCCAGAAAAGTGCTGAAAACGCAGCCTCGGCCGCATCCCTGACGAACTCGCTCTCCAAACTCGGCGGATTCGGCGACATGGTCGCTGGTCGCAACGTCGCCAACGCCCGTGGGCTTATGGAGCAGGCCCAACTTGGCAACTTCATGCAGGGCTCCAACTCCGCCGCTGGCGTCGAGATGGAGCGTGCTGGCCGTGCGGGCGACAACCTCAACATGATTGGCGACATCCTGAACACGGTCGCCATGGTATCCAGCGGTTACGCCGCACAAGGTACCTCCCCGTTCAACACGGCTGCCGAGAACGCAGCCATCGTCGCCAAGAACCAAGCGGCCGCCCAGGCTGCCGCCGCTGGAGCCACAGGGGCTGCGGCCACTGGCACGGTTACGACCGCTGGTGCGGCCGCCCCTTTCGCATCCCTTGGTTCCACCTTGCTCGGCTCCCTTTCAAAGAAGGGCGGCGGTCCCAGGTCTAGTTACATCGGTCCGTACACCTCCTCTTACTACGACGGTTTCAATGCCGCCGCCAACCTTGGCAAGAGCAAGGGGCAAAACAAACTCAACGTCTAAACATCATGGGAACCACACCTAACCCGTTTGCCAACGCCATCAACAACTGGGGCGTCGACCCCAAGGCTGCCGCCGAAGGCCAGTACATCTCCACCAACACGCAGTTGAAGGCGGCCGAACTGGAAAAACAGAAGGGCATCCTTGATGCCCGCAAGCGTCTCGCCACGTACAATCTGCACCCTGCGGCCCTTGATGCCGCACTTTCGAACGACTCCTTCAAGGCTGATGACGTGCTCAGGGCGTCTGGCTTCGGTGCGGCCCACAACACCCTTATCGGTGCAGACGGGAAACCTGTTGCCGTGTCTGACCCGAGGGTTCTTGCGTCTGCGTCCCTCCTGCTAGGCAACGCACCCAATGAGACCATCGGTGCCTGGGGTTCTGGTGCTTTCCAGAAGCCTGCAACCAGTAATGGAGACGCAGACGAGACGTTCATCAAGGGCACCAATGGCGGCCCAGACATGATTTTCAACAAGCGTACTGGGCAGGCCAGACTTGCCACCATCAGTGGGCCTGGTGCTCCTGCCGCTGCCCCCGCCGCCCCCGCTGGTCAGCCTGTTGCCAAACAGCCCGCCCAGCCTGCGGCTGCTCAGTCTGTCGCTGGCGTGATGCCTAACACCTACCAGAAAATCGTGCCCTCTGTCACGCCTGGGGTTCCTTCTACCATCGTCACCTACCAACTTGGTGCCAATGGCCAGGAAAACATCCTCAAGGTCGAGAATGTCGACACCCGTTCTGGCCAAGCCCTTAGCACGGCAACCCTCAGCCAACTCCGCAAGGACCGCTCAGACGCAGACAGACAGAAGTACGCCAAGGCCGTCCAGTCTGGCAATCCGTTCGAGTGGCTGCTGAACAAGCACATGGGCATGCTCGACGCCGACGGCAACCGAACCAATCCTGGCACGGCCATCAACACGGTCGAAATGAACTCCTTCGTGAACACGGCCAAGCGTTTCCATAACGCTGGGTACGACATCACCGAGTCCTTCCAGGAAGCCCTGAAGGCCCACCCTGGTCTGGCCGCTGGTCGTGGGAACATGGAGGGCAAGGAGTGGGGCAGTTCCTTCTTTAACATGGACATCGAAAAGGACGCCGCTGGGCGAGTCCTCCAGGACCTTGGCAGGGGAGACACGGAACTCCTGACCTCTAAGAAGTTCAAACAGAACCTGAAGCCGTCCATGACGCCCTCTGGAAACACCATCCCCAGCGGCAAGCCAGACGACCCACTTACCCCCGACTTCGACGAAAGCATCCAGTACGAGGTGGACACCGCTAATACGGACTATTCCGACCTAAAGGGTGCCGTCCCTGTGCCTTTTGAGATTTCGGCCATCGGCGGGAACAAGAACTCGGTCTCGAACCTGTTCTCCACGAAGACCGCCAAGCCCCAGATTGCGACCGAGATGAAGGATGAGACCAAACTCGTCCCCAGCCAAATCGGCAAGTGGGTCTACCAGAACGGCCCCGACGGCAATCCTACATTTGGTATCGTCATCAAGGACCCTAAGAGCGGGAAGCCGAAGTTCTCCCCAGTCACTGGCGAACTTCCAGAGTAATCTGGACATCTGTCTGCAGACGGCCTAGTCGTCTGCTATGGAAAACGCACTGTCTGAGTACCTGCGGAGTTGGGTCATCAAGGAAGGCATCGACCCCGTCTACCTCAATACGCCCGAGGGCCAGAAACTGGTCCGAGATGAAATCGCCAGGGTAACCAAGGGCACAGACAACACTGCGACTGGCCTCATCGCAGGCGGTACGTACGATTATCCGCAGGCCGTCGAGACCAAGAACGCCACGGGTACCATGCCGCAGGTCGACCCTGCCACTGGTTCCTACGTGACGCAGCCGAATCGTCACAGCATCTTGGGTGTCAAGACCAACGTCAGCAGCCAGATGCCTGGTGCACCTGGATACCCTGCGTTGAGCGGCGTCGTCATCAGGGACAAGGACGGTAGCACGTTTGAGATGAGCCCAGACGGAGCCCTTAGGCCGTACTCCACGCCCAATCTTCCCAGCATCCAGGCACCGCAGGAGCGGTCCGTAGGTCAGATTGTTGGCGACCTCCTCACCAAGATTCCCGTCGAGGCCGCACGTGGTGTTCTGTCTGCGAAGGACGCACTTTTCGGTCCGCCTGAAAACCCGTGGGTCGAACTTCCGAACGACCCCCGTGGCGTTCGGAATCCCGTCAACCAGAGCCCGTATTACCCGACGGCTTCCCCTGGTGAAAACGCACTTTACGGCAAGATGGGCATCGTGCCCGCTGGTCAGGAAGGAAACACCCCGTTGTACGGCTACAAGCCGTGGGTGCCCGAGTCGACGGTTGTCGACCAGGCCAAGAAATACGGCGGCTTCATGGGTTCCATGGGCACGGGCATGGTTTCCAGAATCACAGACAGCATCAACAATAACGGAATCCCCATCTACGGACCTAACGGCCTGAACCAGCCTGCCGTAAGTCAAGCCTTTGACCTGACTCAGGACGACAACATGCTCACTGGCGGCATCAAGGCTGTCGGCAATAACGCCCTCGGTTTGGCTGATTTTCTCACTTCGCCGATGATGGTGGGGGTCACGGCTGGTGGTGCGGCTGTCGGCGGCATGAATACGCTCGCTGCCACGCCTCGTGTTCAACCTGTACCCACATTCCCTGGCCCTGGCCTCGGCGGTGCCCCTCAGATGTGGTACAAGATTCCTGGTCAGGTCGGCAGATTCCCCGCTCGCTGGCACAATGCGACGCTCGGCTCGCAGGCTGCGAATACTCCCAACGCCGTCCGTCTGGCGAACGCCCTTAGTACTGGAGTTCAGGCGGACTTCGCCTTGGGCCTCGGTTCGCACGCACTCTCGAGTGCTGGCGACGTCATCAATAATACCTTCGGAGACGGCGTCCCCGTCGAGCAGCCCGTGTACACCCCGTACTCCGCCGAGTGGTATCAGCAACTCGGCGAGCAGATGCAGCAGACTGGAGACACCACGCTTCAGACGCCGTATTCCTCGCTCAATCAGAAAAGCGGAACCCAGGCTGTCTCGTCTGCGGTTGACGCTGGTCTGTCTGGACTCTTTGCCCACCAAATCGCCTCCCATACGCTGGCTGGCGACAGCATCCCGAACATCATCAACCCTCGTGGACAGGACCAACTTGCCCAAAGGAACAGGGAGACCCTGCTGGCTAGCCTCCTGAAGGGTCAGCCTACTGGCATCTCTCCCCGTGAGCAGCAAATCCTGAACGCCCAGGCAGACAACACCTTCCTCGGTCAGGAGCGTGTTCCCGAGGGCTCGCATGTGCTCGAGGCCGTACCCCGTGCGGACGGCAAGGGCATGCAGGCTGTTCCGTTCACGTCTGAAGTTGACCTCATCGACAAGACCAAGGGCATCCAGGGTACCATCGATGAATCCGAACGTCTGCGAATCAGACAGGAGTTCGAGCAGTTCCGACGCAGCATGGAGAACATGGATTTGTCCATGAATCAAGCCAACCTGCTGGCCGCATCTGGCAAGCCCGTCCGTGGCGTCGGTCCTGCTATCAAGCCCAAGGACGTCGAGGTTAAGAAGGGTGGCGAAGTCACCTCTCCGCTGGGTGTCCCCGAAGTCAACGGCGTTCCCGCAACCAAGCAGGGCCAGGTCCAAGGTCAGGCTCAGGTCACCCTGAACCCCGAGGCTACCGCCGCCGCTCCTGCGGCCGCTCCTGCCGTGGACATGGCCGCCATCGACCAGAAAATCAAGGCACTGCAGGATAAACTGCGTGAGATGGTCATGGACCCGAACACCGCAGACAAGGACATCAAGGCTGCCCGCAACGAACTCAAGGCCGCCGTCCGTGAGAAGGATGCCGCCCCGCAGGCTGCCGCCGCTCCTGCCCCTGCACCCACTGCGACCACCGCTCCCGCAGCCCCGACCGCCACGGCTGCCGCACCCACGCTTGCGGACGTCACGGCTGCGGCCATCCCGAAGCCGACGGCCAAACCCACGACCAAGCCCGTTGCTCCGCCTGAAAAAGCCCCGACCCCGACGGTTGCAGAGACGGCCAATGCCGCAGGTGGTGGTGCTCCCGCCACTCCTCCCCCCGCTCGGCCGACCCAGAAACAGGTGTTCTACGATGAGGCCGTCCTGCCTCCGCAGACAGACGCAGACAGGGCTCTGTACGGTCGTGACATTCCGACCTCGATTCCCATTCCCGCTGGCAACGAGGGCAAGAACTTCAAGTTCATGGTCTACGACCGTCAGACCAAGGCCACCCAGTGGATTGAAGCGGACAACCCCCTCAACTTCAAGCAGGTGCGTGAGCGTGCGTTGGAGCAGTACGGCGACAGTGCCGTTGTCGTCCAGATGCGTACCATCATCCCCAGTGGCGAGCAGGTCAAGAACCGCAAGGTGCGTGCTGAGATGCCCTACGAGGCTCGTGTTCGTGAGAAGAAGGGCGGCGGCGAGCGTATCCCCGAGGACCAGCGTCCCCCGCAAATCAAGCCCCGTGAGGCCCCCGACCGTGATGCGGCCGCCTTGCTCGAGCAGGTCAAGGACCCTCGCCGTCTGAGTTACGACGAAGTCGTCCGTCTGGCTGAACAGGGCAACAGCGTCGCCAAGGAGGAACTTCTTTCCAGACAGCGTCAGATGTCTGGCGACAAGGCGGACCGCCGAGCCACACGTCTTGACGGCCTGAAGCCCACCGTAGAATCAGCCGACGTCCTCAAGAAGCGTATCGACGAAACTCCTGGCCAGATTCGCACCCTCGAAGCCGAGGTCGTCGAACTAAACAAGCATGCCGTCAAGATGGGCATCCGAGGCAAGACGCCCGAAGGCCAGAAGCAGATGGCGGACCCCAAGAACTTCCCCAACGGCCGAACCCCTGCCATGGTTCGCCGTGAAATCGAACGCAAGCGTGACGCCTGGTCTGCGGCCAAGTCCGAACTGAACAACCGCACCCGCCAACAGCAGGGATGGGTGGACGTCCGTGGTAAGAAGACCCTCAAGAGCAACGAGCCCGACCTGACCCCGATGGACCGTCCTGGCAACGAGGGCAAGGCCCCGTCTGCCCCGACTCCCGCTGGCCACCGAAGCGGCGACATGCCCCGTATTTCTGGCGTCCACGCCCTGCGTCAGCACAAGGGCGACCTCAGCCGACTTACCAACGACCAGTTGGCCGAAGTCCAGAAGGACCTCACCAGCAAGGGCCACACGGACAAGGACAAGACCGAGGAGGGCAAGACCCTTCGCAAGGTCAACCACGCCCTCGACCGCCGTGCCCTCAAGGCCAAGGGCGACGAGCAGTTGATGGACCTGCAGGACCTGAATACCCGCAAGCAGAGCATCCCAGGCGAACTCGAGGCCGAGCGTCTGCGACTCAGCAAGGGCATCGACACCCTGTCTGGACCCGAGAAGTCCAAGATTATCGAGAACATCAAGGACCTCGAAGGCGAACAGCGTCGCATCGACGACGAACTGGCCTACCGCAGGCGTAAGGAAGCCGCCCGACGGAGCACCTACGGCGAAGGCAATCCTGGTGCCAAGGAAGGCAACGTCACGGTTCCGCCCAAGCCCGAGAAACTCCCCGCCCCTGGCGACAAGGAAGCCCCCAAGCAGCCCGCTCCTGATGCCGCCGAGGCGGCCCGCCGTGCGGAAGCCGAGCGTGCCCAGAAGGAAGCCGCAGACAAGGCTGAGACCCAGCGTCGTGAGGCCGAAGCCCGTGCCGAGTCCGAGCGTCAGGCGGCCGAGGAAGCCCGCCGCCAGGAAGAAGAACGTGCCGCTGCTGAGGAGACTCGCAGGCAGGAGGAAGAAACCCGCAGACAGGACGAGGAAGCCCGCAGACAGGAAGAAGAAGCCCGTCGGAAGGAGCAGGAAGAAGACACCCCCGAGGACGACTTCGTGTCCAGTGTGACCGAGAACGTCGAAAATCTCGAGGGCGTCGACGGGTTCTCGCAGGCCGTCCAGAAGCAGATGTTCGGCACCAAGAAGAACCCTGGCCTGCTGGCTAAAATCAGGGAATCCATTGAATCCTACGAGGCCGCCACGACCCCCGCCGAAAAGCGTGCGGCCATCGAAAAGGTTCGTGAACACCAGTCCGAACTCGAGTCAATCCGAGACGACCTTCAGGAAAAGCACGACAATACCCCCGAAAGCCTGCAGGAAACCGACGCCTACTACAACCGTGAGGAGGCCATCAGTGCCCTCGAGGATGCGATTGATGGCATCATGGAGGCGACGTACAGGAATGAGCCCAAGGACACAGACATCGACCGTGGTGCCCCCGCAGACAACAAGATGCCCGCTGGCAGGGAGCGAGTTTCAATCGACGCCGAGCAAATCGTCACCGACATCCAGAACGCCTACGACAGGCGTGGGCCGAACATGCCGATTTCGAACGGCCTTCGTGACGCACTCGGCAAGTACTACGACAAGACTGGGGTCAAACTTGAGGTCAAGGTCAAGACGCCAGACAGTGGTGCCTACTTCGAGGTGGTCCTGGTAGAGCCAGGTTCTGGCAGACAGGTTGCGTCTGCTGAGTTCACCGTCGAGTTCAACGGCGACGTCTATGTCGCAAGGCTTGATACGAGTGGCGACTTCAGGCGGAACGGCTTCGCCACTGGCCTGATTGCCGAAGGTCTGCGTTCCACTGGCGAGCAGTTCGTCAAGTCTGGCATCGAGAAGCGTACCAAGGTCAGCCTGCATGACGCCTCCGAGGGTGGTGCGTCTGGGCGTGCCCTCGAGAACGTCGTCGGCAGCGTCAAGACAGACGAGGCCATGAGCGATGAAGTCAGCCCCGAGGTCGCTGGTAGGTTCGACCCGACTCGTCAGTACTCCAGGAAGGGCTCTGGGGAAAGCATGGACAAGGGTGCTGCCGCACGTGGCAGGTGGGCTGAACATGAAGCACGCCTTCAGCATTTGAGCCCTGGTCAAAGGCGTGTCGTCGACCGCATCATGAAGGGCGGTGCCAATGTCGCAGACGTACTCAAGGACATCAGTGAGTCGTTTGTCGGTGAGAACTCCGAGAACGGCAAGATGGCTCGGTACGCCAAGTTCCTCCTTGATAACGCAGACGCTCGCTCACTGTCTGCGGCAGTAAAGATGCAGACAGAGGGTGGACGCATTACTAGCGACGACTCGCAGTACATTGGCCCCAGTGCAGGCAATAGCATGCGTAGCGGCCCTCGCTCGAGGGGCACAATCGAGATGAGTTACCACCACGTTCTCACCACCGATGGCGTTGGAAGCGGCAAGGGCGGCATCTCTGTAATCATGCACGAAATCACGCATGCCGTGACTGCAAACAAGATTAACCGTGCTCTTGTTGGCTTCACTGGTGACTACGTTAACAAAGGCACTGTCGGCACCGCCTACCTAGACAAGGTTCGTGCCTTCGTTAAGTCCGAATCAAGCGACCCTGGTGTCCGACGTCTGGCCCGTGCTTACCTGAAGTACATCGAGAACGCAGACAAGAGCAAGCCCATCAACAGGGAGTCTATCGAAAGCGACGCCAAGCAGAGCATCGGAGTCTCCTCTAATAACCTGAATGAAGTCCTCCAAAACAAGCAGTACGGCGGAGTGAACCTGCACGAGTTCGCATCCGAGTGCATGACCAACCCAGAGTTCCAAGCACAACTGTCTGCGATGAAGTTCTCGGAGAACAAGAGCATCATGCAGGTCTTTAAGGATGCCGTTGCCCAGATTCTCGGAATCGACTCGGCCAAGGCCGAAGGCACCTTGCTCCGTGAGGCCATGGAATCCACCATGGAGGTCGCCGCCACGAAGATTGAGGACGTCTCAAAGCCAGGTGAGGAGTTCTACTCCAACCTGCAGGAAGAACGCAAACAACGCAAGATGAGGGGTGGAATGTCTGAAGCCGATGCTGATGCTGCTGCCAAGGGCGAACTCTCGCTTCACCGTGAAGGAGGCTCTGACCTGTTTGACCGTGAGCGTGGTGTCAGAAATGCTGGAAGGTCGTATGAGGACGTGCGTGCAGACCTGGACGCCGCAAAGAAAGCCGACACATCCAAGATGAGTGCCGTCGATGAGTTTCATCACATGCGTGAAGTCGAACGCCTGGAGCGTGAGGTGAAAATGATGGAGGATGAGATGAGAAATGTCCGCTCCAAAACCCCTTCGTACGACAAGGCCCTCGAAAACCTTCGACGCCTAGGCAAGGAAAACCCCACTTATGACGAGGTCATGAATGAGGTTGACCGAATGGACGACATGAGAAGCAGCGGTTCCTATGAGCCCCGAGGCCTTGAACGTGACCGACGGCGTTATCTCAAAGGGAAGACCGACATGGAAATCGAAGCCGAGATGATTCGTGCAAAGGACGAATCCGTGGACAGAGACTTCGAAGACAGACAGGTAATGCGTGACGCAGACAGGCTTGCCAGTTCTGGAGAATGGGAGGAGCAGACGGAACTTGACCCAGGCGATTACCAGAATCCAGCCAGCAATAAGAGCGTCGGCCGTGCTATCCGTGAGGAAGTCCGTGCCCACCAGAACTCGGTCGAGGACTTCGGCAAGTGGTTGAAGTCCCTGGACGCCGAGTCAGACAGCCGAAGCGTCTCCAGGAAGTGGACCAATCGGACCACCGACTTCGTGACGGCCTCGTTCCTGCAGGCGGCCCAAGGCGAGTTGCTCAAGATTGCCGAACGGTACGATTCCCCTGGTGCCATGCGTGTCAGCGGCATGCTGAACGGCACGCTCGCTGGACGCACGGACAGTGCCAGGGACATGGGCTACCACAGCGAGGTCAGCACCAACACCATCAAGTTCAACAACAGGGTAGCCAACACCATCAGGGCCTTCGAGTCTGAACTCCGTGGCATGTCCACCTCCGAGCAGCGTGAACTCCTGGAAGTCCTCGGGCGTGAGATGACCAAGGACGGTCTGCCGTCTGACCCCAAGTTGGCCAAGGCCGTCACGGAACTTCGCCAACTGTACAAGGACATGTTCTTCTACCAGAAGCGTGCTGGGGTGAAACTTGACTGGGCTGGCGACACTTACGTCCCCCGTATGCTTGACAACTCCAAGGTCCTCGCAGACAGGGATGGCTTCGTCAACGCCGCCCAGAAGGCCTACGAGGCCAGCGGTCTGGACCCAGTCGAGGCCCTCGGTGCGGCCGTGCAGTGGTACGACAACATCGTCCTCGGAGACAACGGGTTCAGTTACTCCGAAGGCGGCGGCTTCATCTTCGACAGCGGCAACATGAACGGCGAGCCCAAGCACACCCGCTCCCGCAAGTTCGACAAGTACGCAGACAGCCTCCTGGACAGGTTCTACAACCGAAACATCATGGACGTCACCCAGGCCTACGTCGGCCGTGCCGTCAGGAACGCCGAAATCTCCCGCAGGTTCGGTGCCGACTTCGGCAAGTACCAGGAAATCCAGAGGTCCATCATCCGTGACGAAGCCAACGCCAAGGGCGTCGGCAACGGCGGTATCGTCCGTGAGTTGAACAACAACGTCGCCGCCCAACTTGGTGCCAACGGCGGAAGCGGCGTCATCAAGAACATCTCGAACGTGGTCAACTCGTACACGGCCATCTCCATGCTCCCCCGTGCGACCTTCTCGTCGCTCACCGAGCCCGTGGTCATGGCCATCCGAACTGGCCGCATGACGGACGTCTTCAACGCCTACAGACACAGCATGGTCCAGTTCGGCAGACAGTTGGCCAGCCTGCCCCCCGACTACCGCACCAAACTGGCCGAGGACATCGGCGTCGTTGCGGCCCATGCGGTCAGCGGCTTCACGTCCTCCTCCGTCAACGGACGCTTCCTGAGCGACTCCGTCAACACCGCCTCCAGCCGTGTCACCTCGCAGTTCTTCCGACGGACTGGTCTGCACCAGTTCACCGAGGGCACCCGTGTGGCCGCCGTCGCCATGGGCGAGGTGTTCCTCCGCCGTCTGGCCCGTGACATCAGCGAGAATAACGACATCAAGGCCTCGAGCACACGCTACCTGCGTGAACTCGGCATCAAGGACGTCGAAGGGTTCTCGAGGTTCGTGAAGACCCTGGAGGGCATGGATGAAGCCACCCGTCTGGACGCCGTCACGAACAACAGGGCCTACCGAAACGCCCTCGTGAAGTTCGCCGAGCAGACCATCATGAACCCCAACGCAGGCACCCGTCCCCGCTGGGCCGCCCACCCGATTGGCTCCATGTGCTACAACCTGCAGTCCTACCTCGGTGCGTTCCACGAGAACGTGACGAAGCGTGTCATGCGTGTGTCTGCGGCTGCCGCCAGCGAGAAGGGTCTGACGGTCTCAGACAGGGTTCGCATGGCTGGTCCTCTCGCCACCTTCCCCGTTCTTGCCATGGCAGCCTACGCCCTGAACAACAACGTGCGTGAGGAACTGTTCACCGACCCTGCCCGCAGGTTCGACGACCCAGACAGCCTTGGCATGAAGCAACTCCGTGCCCTGTCCCGCTCCAACATCCTCGGTCGATTCGACGCCATCGTCAATCTGGCCACCAACGCCAAGTACGACAAGGACCCCGCCACGGCCCTGGTCGGCCCTGGTCTCGGCATCCTGTCTGAAGGCATCAAGGGGGCCAAGGACTACTTCGGCGACGACAACTCCAAGAACACGAACACGGCCGAACGCCGTGGCCATCGTCTGCTCTGGGACATCGCCATCAGGCCCCCTGTCAACGCCGTCATGGCCGTAGCCACCCCTGGACGGTTGTCTGCCCCGTTCGGTGCCGCCGCCATCCAGGCCGTGTCCCACCCTGCGGTTCGTGAGAACTACGTCGAGAACATGGCGGGCCCGCCTGTCGACCCGAAGAACAGACCCGTGAAGCAGAACTTCCTCGACGAACTCCAAGGCCAAGGGGAATGACGCCAAGGGAGCGAAAAACGGAGGGGATGCGGAGACGACGAAAGAAGTTTCCGCATCTCACCCTTCTCGCTCTTGCCAAGCAGCGTGCCAAGCGTGACGGTCTGCCGTTCAATCTGTCTGGCGAAGACATCGTCATCCCCAGGCGTTGCCCTGTGCTCGGCATCACGCTGAAGCACGGCAAGAACAAGAAGGTCCTCGAGGAGTCGCCGACACTTGATAGGATTAAGCCGATTCGTGGGTACGTCAAAGGCAACGTCATCGTCATTTCGTCGCTGGCCAACAGAATCAAGAGCACGGCCAACTGGAGGCAGATACTGACTGTCGGTGTCTGGCTGAAACGCTTGACTGCCAGCCGCCGCAGACAGACTGTTTAGCATGTTCTACCTCCTCCTCACCGCCACCCTCGTGGCCGTCGGTTTCGCCGCTGGTTTCTACGCTGGTCTCAAGAACGCCAACTCCTCCAAGGTCACCAAGGCCAAGGAAATCCTGAAGTCCATCAAGGACGAATAGGCCATGGGATACCATTTTCAGATACACCTGATTTTGGTATTCTGCCTTTTGGGTTGCAGCAGCAAGGAGGAACCAACGGTCAGTTCGCCTGGTGCCCCGCTCGAGGCCATCGGTGCCAAGCAGGACAAGATTGACGGGCGTGTTGCGGCCGCCGTTGTCGTGGCCTCGGAGGCCAACGACGCTGGCAAGCCCAAGGTCGTGAAGGCCGAACTAGGCGTAGCCTCGGCCTACCTGCCGAAGCCGTCTGAGGCGGACGTCGCCTTCGCCAGACAGCGTGCAGACAAGGCTGACGCCAAGCAGTACGAGCGGGAAATCCAGTATGCCGCCAAAATCAACGCCGACCTCGCCAAGGTCTGGGAGGAAGCCGAGAAGCAGAAGCGTCTGAACGAGGAGAACACCCGCCGTCTGGAGGCCAGGGTCAAGGAACTCCAGGACGACCAGGACAAGAACTGGTACACCATGGCGGCCATGGTCTGCTTCGGTATCGCCCTCGTCATGGCCCTCATGAAGCAGTTCATGCGTGCGGGCATCGCCGCCATGTTCGGCATGTTCGTCGGCTCCATCCCCCGTCTGATGAACACGCCGTGGTTCCTGCCGTTCATCGGCGTATCCATCTTCCTGATTATCGGTTCAATCATCTGGCACGTGCGTGCCACCAAGGACGATGGGAAGACAGATTAAGTTCGCCCGACTGGGCAAGAACCCGCCAGACGGGAAGCCCAAGGGCACGCCGTTCGGGACGTGCAACAAGCAGACAGGCCTCATCACCATCGACCCCAGACAGTCCGAGGAGGAGATGATGGACACCATCATCCACGAGGTTCTTCATGCGTCGTACCCGTTCCTGGAGGAGGACGTCATCCACAGGGGTGGCAACGCCGTGTCTGAGGCACTCTGGAAACTGGGCTACCGAAGGGTCATCCAATGAGTGCCGCCCCCGTCGACAACGGTGACATCGCCAAAGGAAGCGACGTCATCGCAGCCCTGAAGAACGGTGGGTTCACGGCCACGCTAATCGGGGCGGCTGGCATGGTCGCCAAGATTCTCCTGTCTGAGGAGCGGGTCCCCTGGCCCAAGGCCCTGTGCCACATCGGCGGTGCTGGCATCGTCGCCTTCCTGGTCGGCCAGGTCCTCGAATCAACCACCATGGCACCTGGTCTGCGGATGGCCGCACTGGGTGTCAGCGGAGCGGCGGCCACCCAAATCATCGACTTCGTCCTCAAGTGGGTGAAGGCCAAGGGTGAGGCGGAGGTCGCCAAGGTCTCCATCAAGAAAGGAGGCAAGCGTGGAAAAAAGCGATGACAGCGGGAATCTCCAGATTGCTCTCATCGGTACGCTGGCAATCGCAGACGCAATCTGCATCAAGTTGTGGCTGGTGATGGAGGAAATCAGGCTCGCCCTGAATGACCCCCACGCCATGGCCTTCATCATCACGGACGAGAAGGTCGTCTCAGACAGCAAAAAAGCCGAAGCCATGCTCGACTCCGCCCAAAGCGGGTTCAGAGACACGGAGTCGGCCGTACTCCTGTTCAGCGTGACGCTGACCCTGATTACCCTTGCGATGATACTGAAGGTTGCGAGGGGTCTGTTCCGAGGAAGGACACAGCCTTCCGCAGGTGGTCGGGCGATTGGTGTGCGTAGACACGGCTGACGGTCTGGACCGTGTCCCCGAGCACGCCAGCGATTTCGAACATGGAGATGCCTGCCTGTGCGGCCAGCGTGGCCCACGTGTGTCTGAGGGTGTGCGGGGTCATGCCCTCCCACGTGGCCGACTCGAGCGGGAAGCGGGCGATGAGTTCGGCCTTCAGTTTCTGGAATAGGAAGTGGATGGGGGTGTCCGTGTCCAAGACGAACTCGGTCTCCCCGTCTGAGGTCGCCTTGTGCATCAACAGAAAGTTGTACAGGTTTTCATTCATGGGGACCTTGACCCTCCGCTTCTTGGTCTTCGGGCTACCGTCATGGAAGTCGATGACCCTGTTGACTAGGTCGACCCTGCTCCATTCGAGGGTCTCGATGGCCCTGCGACGGGAGGCCGTGAAGGCGGCGATGGTGACGAAGGCGGTCAGACGCCTGCTCCCGATGGACTCGCACACCTGCAAGACCCTGCCGAGTTGCCCCTGGGTGAGGAATAGGGATTTTGGCTCGGCCGACGGGGGCATAATCATGTGGCGGAGGCTGTCTGCAGACAGGTAGCCAGACATGATGCAGTACCTGATGGCCGCCCGCAGCATACCCAGTTCCCGTCGGATGGTCCCGTTCCCGACCGTCCGTCGACGGTTGTTGGCGTAGCGGAGGCTCTCGGTGGAGCCGACGTCCCTCGGCTTCATGTCGCCGAACTCCTTGAGCAGGTGGTTCGAGCAGATGACCTGACGCTCGTAGCACACGACACCTAGTTCGACGTGCTCCTGAAAGTAGCGGTCGATGACCATCTTGACCGTGGGGTCGGCCTTGGCGGCCTTGTCGTCCTTGTCCTTGGTCAGCCATGCGGCGTAGGCCTTGATGGCCTCTGCGTGGTCTCTGGTGCCCAAGGAACGCACACGGGAGCGTCCTGCCTCGGACCAGCGGACTTCGTAGATACCGTCGTTGTTCTGTTTCAATGCGGGTGTTTTCATGGTGGGCAGGTAAGTTGTGAATGTTCCTACGTTTTGTCAACTGTGATTCTTGACACTTCGTCGGAGGCCTCCAGTCTGGCGGTCCTATGGCAACCCTAAACTCGAAGGTCGACGTGCCCGCAATCATCAAGCGTTTCGGTGGCGTCAACGAACTGCATCAGCGTCTTCTCGCCCACGGCGTGGACGTCAACACCAAGACCATCGAGAAGTGGCGTGAGCGTGGCCGCATCCCCTCGTGGCGTCTCATCCAAATCTTGATGCTCGCAGACCGTGAAGGTCAGCCTATCTCCGTGATGGAGTACGTCGTCGCCTGATTTTCCCCCAACCCAAAAACCAATGAAACTGAAGAAGCCCAAGGATAACATCGAGACCATCAGCGTCGCCCGTCTGCGTGAACTGCACGACGAGCACCTGGCCCAGCAGGCCGCCAGCAAGCGTGCGGTCGAGACCATCAAGGCGGAACTCCTCCGTCGCTACAAGGACACGGCCGTCATGGAAATCCACGGACGTGGCAAGGAGCACGGCGAGTGCACCATCACGCAGGACGGCGTCAAGGTCCTCTGCGAAATCGGCAACACCGTCACGTGGGACACCGAGAAACTCAAGGCCATCGCCGCCACGCTTCCCGCCGACACGGTCAAGCGTCTGTTCAAGGTCGCCATCACGGTGCCCGAGACGGTCTACAAGAGCATCACGGAAAAAGACCTGCTTGACAAGGTGACGGACGCCCGCACTGTCCGTTACAGCGAACCGAAGTTCTCCTTCCCGACGAAGGAGTGAACCACTTTGAACGCTGGACTGAGGTATCAGCAATGACCTCGGGCAAATGTTGTGTGGCTCGTGAAGTCCAGCGTTCTCCCCTCTCCCCCAAAAACCAAAAACCATGAAAGGTATCATCAAGGCCGACGACCGCCTCAAGGTCGTCCCGAAAGTCAACATCGTCATGTTCGGCCCCAGCGGGGTCGGCAAGACGACGCAGGCTCGGACCCTCAACCCGAACGACACGCTGTTCATCGACCTCGAGGCTGGCACGCTCGCCATCCAAGACTGGGCTGGTGACGTCGTCGACATCCGCAAGCAGGCCGCCGCCCTCGGCATCCACCCGTGGGAGTACTGCCGTGCCCTCACGCTGTTCATCTGCGGGCCAGACCCGAGCGACCCCACGGGCCCGTACGGCATCGAGACGTACAAGCGTCTGTGTGCACACGAGGCGTTTGGCGACCCCGCCGTCCTCGCCAAGTACAAGAACCTGTACGTCGACTCCATCACCGTGGCCAGCCGTCTGGCGTTCGAGTGGGCCTAGACCCAGCCGTCGTCCATGTCTGAGAAGACGGGCAAGTTGGACAAGCGTTCCGCCTACGGCACGCTGAAGTCCGAACTCATCCGCTGGCTCACCCACCTCCAGCACTCGGACCGCTCGACCATCCTCGTCGGCATCCTCGACAAGGAGAAGGACGAGTTCGGCCGTGACGTCTACAGCCCGCAAATCGAAGGCTCGGCCACCGCCCGTGAACTCCCTGGCATCTTCGACCAGGTCCTTACCCTGCAGACCTTCAAGGCCGAGGACGGTACCATGCACCGTGCCTTTGTCTGCAGACAGGACAACCAATGGGGCTACCCTGCGAAGGACCGCAGCGGCCGCCTCGAATCCATTGAAGCCCCCGACCTCGGTCTCCTGATGAAGAAGATTCGGGAAGGGAAGCGACTAGACACCACGCTGATTACCAGCCTTACGGCCGACGTGTCCAACAACAACAAGGCGGAAACCAAATAAACCCAAGAAACATCATGTTCAGCAGCAAAGACTCCGCAGGCCAGTCCATCGGCCTCATCGCAGACAAGACCGTCAGCAAGGCGGTCGTCAACATCAGGGGCGTGAAGACGTCCCAGAACACGGGTAGCCGCTACCTCGACTGCGAGTTCACCCTCGTGGGCGGCACCGACAACGGCCGCAAGGTCTGGTCCATCGTCATGGACCCGACGTTCGAAGGCAACAGCGACGCCGCCAAGGAGATGGGCAAGAAGTTCCTCGTCCGCATGCTCGAGGCCTCTGGTCTCGTGACCGTGGGTGACGAAGGTACCTACCATCGCTTCTCCAACCTGCAGGACCTCGTCTCCGCCCTCAGCGGTCAGACCGTGGTCATCAAGGTCGGGGTCAAGAAGGGCACCGAAGGCTACGCCGACAAGAACACCGTGACGGATTTCCTCAGCCCCAACCCTGAGAGCGGTACGTCCGAGAAGTTCAAGCAGGCCATGTCTGGCGTCAGCCCCACCGCTGGCCAGCCGTCCTACGGCAAGCCGTCGTTCATCGGTACCCCCGCCCCCCGCAACCCCTTCTAAGGGGTTTTAACCGACATCAATCAAAAGGGCTGGACCTCCAATACCTGGCCCGTATTAATCTAAGAAGTCCCAAGTTGCTCAGACAGCGTGGTTTTGTCGGTTCCACGTCTGTCTGCAGACAACCTAACAGGATAACGCCGTTTTTTGGGACGGCCTCTTTCCTGGGGCACCCTTTTAAAAGATGATTCTTCGACCACGCCAGACGGAACTGGTTGAGCGGGCATGTGCCGCACTCAAGGAACGAAAGAACACCCTCGCCATCGCCCCCACTGGGGCGGGCAAGACGGTCATGCTGTCCGCCGTCTGCGACGCATGGCACCCAAAGAACATCCTCGTGCTGCAGCATCGGGACGAACTGGTCTTCCAGAACTCGGCCACGTTCCGCAACGTGACTGGCAGGCACGGCGAAATCTGCGATGCCGTCAACAAGGCGTTCGGGCAGGTGACCTTCGCCATGGTGCAGACGCTCTGCCGTGACCACACGCTGGCACGCATGCCCGTCTTCGACATGGTCGTAATCGACGAGGCCCACCACGTGGCCGCCGAGTCGTACCAGAAAATCATCAGGACCGCACGGGAGAAGAACAAGGACGTCGTCATCTTCGGGGTGACGGCCACGCCCGAACGTGGCGACAGCCAGGGTCTGCAGTCCGTCTTCGACAACGTCTGCGACGCCATCACGCTGGGCGAACTCATCGCAGACGGACATCTCGTCAGGCCACGCACGTTCGTCATCGACTGCGGCCTTGGCGAATCGCTTTCCAAGGTACGTAGGACGGCCAACGACTTCGACATGGGCGAGGTCGAGTCCATCATGAACAAGCAGGTGGTGAACGACGCCGTCATCACCGAGTGGCAGACACGCTGCCCAGACAGGCAGACCGTCGTGTTCTGCAGCACCGTCAAGCACGCCGAGGATGTCTGCCTAGCCTTCACCGCCCAGCGTATCGAGGCCCACGTGGTGCATGGGGCCATGTCCGAGAAGGACCGCAAGGCCGTGCTCAAGGCGTTCGACGAACGCAAGTTCAAGGTCCTCATCAACGTGGCCGTGCTGACCGAGGGCTGGGACTGCCAGCCCGTCTCCTGCGTCATGCTCCTGCGTCCGTGCAGTCACAAGAGCACCATGATTCAGATGATTGGGCGTGGTCTGCGGAAGGTCGACCCCGAGCGGTACCCAGGCGTCATCAAGGATGACTGCCTCATCCTCGACTTCGGCCACAGCATCCTGACGCACGGCGACATCGACGCTGGCACCCGCATCGAGGAACGCCAGAAGGCGGAGGCCAAGCCCGTCGAATGTCCGCAGTGCGGGACGCAGCATCCGTCTTGGCTGTCTGAATGTCCTGTCTGCGGACACGAGTACGAGAAGGAAGGCAAGGCCCCAGGCAAGGAGCGTGAAGCCCTCGAACGCTTCGGCATGACCGAGGTTGAAATCATCGAGGCCAGCCCGTTCCGATGGGAGCACCTGTGGGAAGGCTCCGTGTCCGTGTGCTCGGCCATGACGGCGTGGGGCATGGTGGTCTGTCTGCAGGATGGAACGTACGTCGCCATCGGGGCCGTCGAGAAGGGCCGCATCAGGGTCCTGAACCGTTCCAAGGAACGGGTGCCGTGCGTGGCCTCGGCCGACGACTACATGCGTGAGCACGGAGACCGTGACGCCGCCCGCAAGTCCAAGCGTTGGCTCGGCCTGCCCGCCTCGGAGAAACAACTGAGCATGCTGGGCCTCGGACCGTTCTGCCTCATCAACAGATACTCGGCCGCCTGCCGTCTCACGTGGAAGTTTAACGAAGAACGTATTTGCAAGACGATTCACAACCTCTAACATTCACACGCCATGACAATCCCAAAAAACAAAAACGAACACTCGGAGGAAGACTACATCGACAAGGTCTACGAGGCCGCAGTCACCATCTCAACGCACAAGGAGGAGGTAGGAAACTACGTCGCCATCGATGCGGAGACGCTGGTCATGCTCATCGAGTCGCATCGTGAGTATCGCAAAATCCTCCAGAGCAACTGATGGACCCGCTATTCTCTCCCCCCGAAGGGAAGAAGGAGGACCTGTCCTCCCGACTGACCTCGCTCCTTGACGATGCGTGCATGTCAAGGAACAAATCGCAGGCCCCACGCAAGTACCTCGGGGCCTCCCGCTGGGGTCACCACTGCGAGCGGGCCCTCGGCTACGAGTACCATCAGGTACCCAAGGACGAAGGCTCCGACTTCAAGGGCAAGACCATCCGCATCTTCGACATGGGACATGACGGCGAAGACCGCATGGCCGAGTACCTCAAGGCCGCTGGCTTCCTGCTCGTCACCCACAACCCCGACGGCAAGCAGTTCGGGTTCGAGGCCGCTGGCGGCCGTCTGAAGGGCCACCTCGACGGCATCATCCACGGAGGCCCAGACCTCGAGGGACTCAAGTGGCCAGCCCTCTGGGAGAACAAGGCCCTCGGCTCCAAGTCCTTCAAGGACGTCGTCTCCAAGGGCATCAAGGAGGCCAAGTACGTCTACTGGGCACAGGCCCAGACCTACATGGCCCACCTCAATCTCGAGTACTGTCTGTTCACCTGCCTCAACCGTGACACGGGCGAGGTCTACGCCGAGGTCATCAGGCTCGACACCTACGCAGCCCAGCAACTCATCGACAAGGCTGTCCGCATCATCTCGTCGCAGACAGCGGACGAACTGACCAAGTTCTCGCAGGACCCGTCCAACTTCGGGTGCAAGTTCTGCGACTACAAGGCCCGTTGCCACGCAACCACTCTCCCCCAACCCACCCAAAGCACCAACATCCCGTCATGGCTAAAGTAAAGAAACCCAAGCCCAAGAAGAACACGCTTGGCCCAGACTTCAATGGTCTGCTCATCGCAGACGGCTTCGACAAGGCCGTCATCGGCATCTCCACGTACCAGCCAGACAGGCTCCCGCTCGTGGTCTACGACTACGAACTGTGCGTCAAGGTCCTCATGGACCGTGACAACATGGACTACCGTGAGGCCGTCGAGTACATGGAGTACAACGTGACTGGCTCTTGGTTCGGCGAAGGCACCCCCATCTTCATGCACCGCAAGGCCAAGTAAGATGACCCCGCATTTCCAATCGGTCAGCGACCACCTCGGTCTGCTGTTCAGGACTCCTTTCGCCGCTGGCGAGTGGGTCTGCCTCCGTGGCATCGGCGAGAAGGGCACGGACCGTGAAGGCGTGTTCGCCGAGAACATCCTCATCCAGCCCGCCCTCGACTGCCCAGACAACCTCGCCCAAGTGGTCTACCACCACGTGCTCCGCTGGAACACGCACGGCATCGGGGCGTTCATCGTCCCAGGCGTCCTCAGCGAACCCGAGGCCACGTCCGCCCACGTCATCCGCTTCGACACCATCTGTTGCGACATCGACAGCGGCAACCCTTGGGGTGCCGTCAACCACATCCGAGCGGCTGGCATCGAGCCGTCCATGGTCGTGGCGTCTGGCGGACAGACAGAGCAGGGCAACGACAAGTTGCACGTCTACATCAGCACGTCCCGCAGGCTGGTCACCGTGCAGGAGGCCGTCGCCATCCGCCATGACCTCGCCGCCAAGGTGGGCGGTGACCCGCAGTTCGGTCTGGGCACGGACGGCAATCCCTTCGGTCGGGCCCACCAGCCCATCCGTCTGGCTGGCTCCATCCACGGCAAGAACGGCAAGATGACCCTCGTCGAAATCCGTGAACGCAACGAGGCCGCCTACAACCCAGACCACATCATCGAGACCGTCCAGCAGATGCAGCCTATGGCTGGACAGGCGTTCGAGCGTAAGAAAGGACCTGCCTCAGACAAGGGGCAGATGGACTTTCGGGCTCTGAACCTGACCGAGGAGGTCCACGAAGGCGGCGACGGGGACATGACCCGCTGGTCCCAGTTCAGCCGTGTGGCTGGCATGTTCATCTCGTCCATCAGACGGGGTGAGGTGACCGAGCAGGAGGCACTCGAGCGTACCATCGGATGGATGGACTCCCACATGGTCCCGCCTTGGCCCATGCCGAGGGCCATCAAGGAGTTCAACGCCATCCTGCGGAAGGACCTGCACGCACACGGTCCGTTCCCCGAGCCCGTCAAGCCCATCGTGTCTGACGACGGCCAAGGATTGCTGGCTTGGGCCGCACACCGCTGGTCTGGAGGCACGCCTCCGAGCCGCAAGTTCCTCGTCGATAAACTCATCCTTGCGGGCAAGCACCAGATGCTCGTCGCCGAAGGCGGTGCGGGCAAGACCTTCCTCATGCTGGACCTTGCCCTGAAGGTGGCCGCAACCGATGTCTGCGGTCCGCAGGTCTGGTGCGGTCATCCCGTCAAACAGGGGGGCACCGCCGTCATCATCACGACCGAGGACGACCAAGAGGAACTGCACATCCGTCTGTCCGAAATCGACGCCGCTGGGACCCGCTTCGCCGTGCAGGACAGGCTCATCATCCTGCCTCTCATCAACTCGGGCGGCTCGTTCGCCCTTGTCGACAAGGACCCGAGGACCCAGGAATCCAGGGCGTCCAAGAAGTGGCTCGAACTCATGGGCCACCTCAGACAAATCAAGGACCTCCGTCTGGTCGTCGTCGACACCCTCAACTCCGTCATGCACGGGGAGGAGAACTCGGCCACGGTCATCAACGAGTTCATCCGTGTCGCCTCGCAGGTCTGCGGCGAACTCGGCTCCGCCCTCATCATCACCCACCACGTCCGCAAGCAGGGCGACGAACCCATCCGCAACACGGAGGACATGAAGTCCGCCGTCCGTGGCTCGTCTGCGTTGCCCGCCGCCTTCCGTGCCGTGCTCGGCATCTGGCATGCGTCGGATTACGAGCGTCGCATGACCGCCATGAAACTCACGCCCAAGCGTGGGATGCTGTGGAAGATGGCCGTCATCAAGGCCAACAACCCCGAGATGCTGGACAGCGAACTGACCCTGCTCAGACAGCCGTCTGGCCTGCTGACCGACTCGACCAAGGACGACCTGTTCAACTCGGTCAACATGGGCGAGCGTGAGGCTTGGCTGATGTTCGCCGTCAGGCACGCCGCCGAGTGCGGGCATCCGTACTCCATCGAGGGCAAGAACGCCAAGTCTGGCCTCTACCGCCGACGCAACGAACTGCCGCAGGTCCTCAGACAGACGGGAGCCCACGAGTTCGACTCGCTGGTCAACCGCCTCATGATGAAGGAGCATCTGGTGGCGTGTGCCGCCCGAGGCACCAAGGACAAGAAGTGGCTGGACATCCCCACGGGCACCTACGCCCAAGACAGCGAGGGTGCCGAACTCTCGTCTGGTGCCTACCTAGACATCCCCCACTGGGACGACTTCGCCTACGACGAAAAGAACAAACGCATCAACAAAATCAAATGAGCAAGACCAGAGAATCACGTGCCTTCGAGAAACTCGACGAGCACCAGAAGGAAGCATGGCTGTCTGCGTTGTACGACTCAGCCATGAGGACGGGCTCCATCCGAGCCGTCGAAGACCGCCATCGCATCGGACGCAACCGTCTGTATCGCTGGGTCAAGAAGAAGAACCTCGCCGTCCCCCGTCCGCAGATGGGGCCGAAGAAGAAGGGAGGCGAGCATGCCTGACCAAGACTGGACCAAGCCGAAGCCCTTGGGGGAGTCCTACTCGGACCCTTACGACAAGGACTCGGACCGCATCACGGTCACACGTGGCTACATCATGTGGGTCATGCGTGAGACCGCACGTCTGTCTGCCATTGTGCAGACGGTCGAACTCGAGAACGCCAGCCTCAAGTCGGACCTGCAGATGGAGAAGGACAACGAGGACCGTCTGGTCCGTGAATGGCAGCGGGCCAATAATGAAATCCACGGGCTCAACTCACAGGTCGCCGCCTTGATTGATAACCAGACCAGCCTCAAGGCCGAGGTCGAGAGCCTGAAGAAACCTGCCGTCATCGGAGGATACAACATCTCCGAATACATCCGCATGTCCAACTCGGAGACGCTTGAGTTCGACAACGGAGACATCTTCGCTGACATGACCCTCCCAGAGCGTATCAAATACATCGTCGAGTCACACGCCCGCCTCAAGGCCGAGTGCCAAGCCCGCCAAGCGGAGAACAGCGTGCTGGCAGTCGAGTGCGATAGCCTCAAGGCCGAGGTCGAGCGGCTCCGCAAGGCGGGAGACGAGATGGCGAAGAACTACTTTGACACGTACTGGGCTCTCAACGCAGAATCCACCAGTCGCCACGAACCTGCCAGCATCACGAACTGGGAGGAGGCGAAGCAAAACCAATGAACGACCTAATCAACAGGCTGGGTTTCGATGCGTGGGCTCACAACAAGTTCGTCAACGCCATCGAGGACTTGGTCGAAGGAAACAACGGGAGCGTTACCGTGGACTCGGATGACTACCGCATGAACGTGTGGTGGGACGACAAGTCCATCAACTGCTCCATCGCCGCCTACGCAGACGGCAAATGGCAGAACTACTCCAACGACTGCAAACGCATCGACCTATGATTGCCGCACTGCTCCTGTCCGTGGTCCTGCCGTCCGAGAAGATGGTCACCGCCGTGGCCATGGCCGAGTCACGCATGGACCACGCCGCCGTCGGAGACGGAGGTCGGGCCATCACGGCTTGGCAAATCTGGCCGCAGGCTTGGGCCGATGCCAACGCCTTCCGTCTGGCCAACGGTCGGTCTGCCATCCCCCGAGGCTCCGACACAAAGTCCGCCAGGGAACTGGCTACCTGGTTACTGGCGATGCACATGCGTCGTCTGAATCAGGCTGGCCTGAGGAACCCCACCCCGCAGCAGGTCTACCTGTGCTACACGATGGGCTTCGAAGGGGCCAGACAGATTGGGTTCGACCCATCCCGTGCACCTGCCTACAAGCGGCGGGCAATCCAACGACTCACCCGATACCTATGAACAACGAAGAAGAACGACTGCGTGACAAGATGCTGAACCTCATGGAGCAACTCAACCATGCCAACGTGCGAATCGAAGGATTCGAACGTGCCGAACGCACCTTCCGTGCGGAGGTTGAGGAACTCGAAGGGGTCATTCGCACGCAGGAAAAAATCATCAAAAAGTTGGTTGACAAGTTGGGATGATTTTATCAATGTCACGGACGTGACATTGATAAAATCACTTTGAGCCCGCTGCACCCCTCTGTCTGAGGGGTTTTTTGTGCCCCTGTCTGCAGACAACCACAGACATGCGGAGATTAGTCCGACACAAAGTCTGGTTAACCTCCGCAAACTCCGACACAAAGTCCCTCGCTGTGAATGAGGACGCTTCGTGCGTCCCCGTTTTGGGTTTTGAGGACACGCAGTCTGTAATCGCTTGTCTGTCATGTAGTTACAGACGTCCTGTGAATAGCGTCCTCAAATGAGTCAGGAACTTTTGTAAGTCGTTGTCTATCAACGCTTCATTTTTGAGGACGTGAGTCCTATTAATAGAATGGTGTCCTCATGGGCACACCCATGCTTCGCAGGTGTGCCACCAGACACTTCCATCCTATGTAGCCAACCCTATCCTTTCCGACACAAAGTAGATTGCCTGTCTGTGCTTGCATCTCCGACACAAAGTCTTTCGCTGCGTGCCATGCAGCCGACAAGCGAGCAGGCCGACAAGCCCGAACAGACGCAGACCAGACAGACCAAGCCGACAGGCATCACCGCCGTCTGCCAAGGCCGTCCCAGACCTCAGCCCAGACCGAGGTTCGTCAACGGCAAGGTCGTCAGCACGGCGGACGCCAACGCACGCCTGTGGACCGTCTGCGTAGACCGTGGTCTGAAGCAGGCCTCCGACATCGTCGGCGGAAGGGACGCCGTCAAGTCCGTCGTGGGCACTGGACCGCTGACCGTCCGTCTGCAGTTCCGCATGCCCTTCGACCCCCTGGCCACGCCCAGCCGCCGCAAGGGCAAGACCGTGGGCGGTCCGCATGCCATGAAGCCAGACACGGACAACCTAGCCAAGTTGGTCCTCGACCGCCTGACCAAGGCGTCCTTCGTCCCTGACGACGCCCTAGTCGCCAGCCTTGTCGTCGACAAGGTCTGGTCACGCATCGAGGACCAAGGGGTGACCGTCTGGGTCCAGCCCTACGAGCCCGTGTTCCAGCCCTCTGGCGGGCCCGAGAGGGCGGGGTATGCCCCCAGTGCTGACCCGACCCCTCCCGCATGGGTGAAGACGCTCCTACGGGCTGGCCAGTAGGCCAAAAAAAGGGGTCCCGTCTGGGACCCCTTGAGGTGCGCCGTCTAGGACGGCTCAGTTACGCCACTTGGACGCCACGCATGCGTTGACCAGCAGGCACGTGATGACCGCCAGCATGGCGAGCCAGAGGGCGAAGAAGACGCAAGCCCAGCGGCTCACGCTTGGCCCCCCTTCGTCTGCGTCTGAGCCTTGGCCTTCCGCTTGGCCCAAGCCGCCTTCATGACGGCCGAGTGACGGCGACGCTTGGCACGTTCCTTGCGGGCCTCCTTGAGGGCGTCCGTGTCCTTGGGCTTGCGGTCCTGCGTCATCTCATGGAGGTCCATGTAGGCGAAGTTAAGACAGCCGAGGATTCGGCCCGTCATCGCCAGTTGGAACTCACGGGGGTTGTCGCCGTGGTGCGTCTCGTTCAGACCGAGGACCGACTTGAGCAGGTCACCCGCCGCCTGCATGGCGACGTGGATACGCTCCTTGGCCACGGTCACGTCCTGCATGTCCCGCTTGATGACGTTACGCAGACCCTGAAGGGTCCGCACGTCCGAGGGGGACAGACGGGGGCGACCGAGGTTCGACTTCATCCGCATCAGGCTGTGGCCGTCTGCGAAGTGCTTGTCCTTGTTGCTGAGGTTATGCGTCGCCGTCGTGGCTTCGCTCTTGGCTTTGTTGTGACCCATGTGGGGGGAAGGTGGTTTTGTCTGACGGGCTCGTCAGTGGACGCATGACGTCCAGACAGGGCGGGCTACGGCCCCCGCCCTGTTTCGCCCTTAGTTGTCCTTGGACTGGTCACCTCCGAAGTCGAAGCCCTCGGGGAACCGTCCGCTGGGCGGGGGAGTGTCCGTGGGCTTGTCTGCGTCCTTGCGGGTCTGCGGAGGCTTGTCCGTGAAGCGGTGGGTCGTCTGGTCGTCCATGAAGTCGTCGATGAACTGGCCGACGTCCTCGTGCATTTCCTTGATGAGCCCCTGCGTCTTGGACTCGACCTTGACGCCGTGCTTCAGACAGTGCTTGAAGACCATCTCGTCATGCTCGCTCAGTTCCTTGCCCAAGCGGCAGACGACCGTGCCCAGCAGGCAGATGCCCTGTCTGAGGAGTTCGGCCTGTTTCATGGCTTCGTCGTCGTCGCCGTCCTTGAGAGCCTCGAGGAGGTTCGTCACGTTGTCCTTGAGGGCTCCGCTCGTCACCGCCCCGATGACCATCCCGTGGGAGAGGTGGCCGAGGAAGTTGAGGAAATCCTGCGGGGGCATGACGATGCCGTCCTTCGGGAGGTCCGAGTTGCTGTCTGCGTTGTTGTCGGTCATGTGCGTATGTATCTGGGTGTGTATCTGGGTGGGTGGAAAGTTCAGCCGTTGCGGTGACGGCGATAGAAGGTCTCGAGGAAGATGAGGCTGTCTGCGTTGACGTGGTCGTCGCCAACCTTGCCCTTGTGCACGGACTTGCACAGGCTTGCCAGCACAGGCTCAAGGGCGGTCAAGCGTCCACCCGTCACCTCCGTCATGAGCACCTGCAGTCGGATGACCGCTCGGGAAAGGTCGGGGGAGTCGACCCCCCGATTGGTGAAGCCCGTCTTCCCACCCTCGACCGCATCGCCGTATTTGGCGACGACGGTCTTGAGCAGGGCGGTGATTTCAGCCGCATTTTTATTGGAGATTTTTCGCATCGATGGTTGCAAGATACCCAAAGCCGACGTTTTGTCAAGCGACATTTTGGCGGGCCTCAGTATTCGAACGTGAGCATGACGGTGGTCAGGGGTACGTCCGTGGGTGCACACCCTTCCGTGATGATGTACACGTCACTCGCACCCAGTCGCCAGCACCCAAGCAGGCGGTGGCCCTCGGACACCTTCGTGCTCTTGGGCTCGGGCATGGGCTGGACCTCGTCAGACAGGGTCTTGTCATGGGGAGGCAAGGCGAGTTCGTTGACCGCCTCGTCTTCGGCGTCCAGACCGTTGCCCCAGCATCCACCCGCATGCACGGTCAGCAGGGCGTGGATGACTTCGTTGGACAGACAGTCCTCGGCCCCGTTGGTGATGACCACGTTGCCTAGGTCGATAGACCTACGGTGGACTTGGTAGGGGATGCCTTGCGTCCGTGACGTGGCACTGATGATTTCAATCATCTTGTCGCTGTCTGACGGCAGACCAAGGTCGTCGTCGCCTTCGGCGTTGTCGTCCTCGTCTTCGGGTTCATCGATTTCGATGTCGACGAACTCCATGATGATGCGGAGCATCCCGTTGTAGTCGGTCCCGTCAGACATGGCCGTCTTCGTGCGAGCGTTGAACCGCTCGAGGGACTTCGGCCTCTGTCTGAGGGCGTTGGCGGCGGCTCCTAGGATGAACCAGATGTTGCCGTCGGGATTGCGGATGATGGGCTTGGACATGATGGGTGTGTGCTTGGGTGTGTCTGGGTGGGTGAAGGTGGGTTAGGCGGGCTCGTCCTCGTCGGACGGGGCGGTGTCACGGACAGGTCGGAAGACCTCAAGGATGGTGTCGATGTCCCAGACAGGGGGCTTGTCTGAGCCGTCTTGGGTCGTGCCCATCACGAGGGCTTTCCCATAGATGGGATAACCGTTGATGGTCATGAGCGTGTTAGGCTTGAGAGCCCCCTCGTCATCCACGTAGGCGACGTCACCGTAGGTGTTGAGGTGGACGACGGTGAACGTGTCTGAGCCGAGGGCTTCGTTGATTTCTTCGAAGTGACCGATGGTCACCTCTTTCACCTTGAGGGTGGTGCGGTTCAATACCTCTACGAGGTAAGCGGACGTTTGCTTGGGTGTGGGCATGTGGGTGGGTATGTCTGGGTGGGTGAGAGTGTGTGTCTGCGGGGGCTTTAGCCCCCCATTTCGATGGCCTGGAACAGGACGGACTGTTCCCAGTTGGTCAGGCGTTCTTGGGCGTCGACCTTTTTCAAGGACACCCGAAGGGTGTCGGCCCGCATCCTGTCCGTGGGGATGACGATGCCTTTGGCAAGGCGGTCAATCCGTGCAGACAGATACTTTTCAGCCGCCGCCCTTTGGGCGGTATTGAGTTGGATGAACTTGGGAGGCATGTGCGTAGGTATGTGCGTGGGTGTATCTGGGTGGGTGAGAGTTATCGGATTTCAGACAGACCGAGGCCGACCTGTCGGACAGCACGGAGGTGGGCGTCCAAGTGCGGACGCATCACGTCCACGTTGATTTGGGCTTCCTCGTAGCGGAGTTCCTTGGCCAGACGGAGACCGCTGTCTGCGAAGGACTCGAGGGTTTCGGCCTGCTCGAGCATGCGGTTGAGCATGCCCACGGCCAGCCGCAGGTTGACCACCCGCACTTGGGCTTCCTCACGCAGGGCGTGGGCCTCAGCGACGGCCTTTTCGTGGCGTTTCTGAGCGTGGATTTCGTGCAGGTCGGGAGCGGTGTTTTCGTTCGTGTTTTCCATGGTTTTTTGTGGTTCTGGGTGGGTTGGGAATGGTTGCATGATGCCGACTTTTTGTCGGTTGTCAAGCAGGAGTTTTGCTGGGTATGCGTTATGCGTAGGTGTGTCCGTGGGTGTCTGTTATGTGCGTGACCGCAGGGCTCACTCGTAGCGAGCCCTCTCGGTCGAACGGTTTTCGAACGGCATGTCTTCCAGACAGACAATGTGCTTCACCTCGGGTGACGTGGACCTGTAATCACGGACAGTGCGGGACGTGACGTGCCCGTCGCCGTGGTCTACGACCACCGTGTCCCCACGGAAGACAAGACCTTCGGTCTTGCGGAAGTAGTCCCGCATGGCTTCGACTACGTCGACCTGTCTGTAGTCGGTCTTCGTCTTTTCGGCGTAGGCATAGACGGCGTCGGAGACGATGTGCGAGTCCGTGGGGAAACATGCGACCCCCTCATACCACGTCGCCCAGCAACCGCCTTCGGCGGGGCTGAACTCGTAGAGTTCGATGCCGTAGAGGGTGACGAACTTGTCCTTGGGCTGCTTCGCAGACAGCAGGGCTTCGACCTCCTTTTCCAAGAGTGCAGAGCACTCCTTTCGCTTCTCGAGGACCGACTGCCACTTCTGTCTGGACTCCTCCTGTTCGGCTTCAGCCGAAGCGACGGCCCGCTGGCGGTCCCACTCGGGGTCTTCCGTGTCAGGCTTGGTCTGCTTCGCAGTCCTCACCTTGACAGACAGCCTGCTGTATTCAGCAGACAGTTGCTCGAGGTGAAGGTCGAAGGCCGTGAGGTCGTTTTCGAGTTTCGTGATGATGTCCATGGTGTGTGTGTGTTTTCGGGTGGGTATTCTGGGTGGGTGAAAAGGTGCGAGTGGCTTAGGCGTTGCGGGACGTGGGGAAGTTGCGGTATTCGACGCAGACCGTCTTTAGACGGCCCTCCATGTAACCAGTGTTGAAGGACCAGACGTCGACCGTCATTTCCACAGACGGCTCATTCATGTCCTCGGGGTCACCTACGGTGATTTCCCGCTCGTAGTTGGAGACGGCGAAGCCCCAGACCAGACCGTCGAACTCGGCCCAGACAGTCCCCCAATGGGGGGAAGTCTTGACCAGTTCGGTCAACGCACGGACCTTCACGGGGTCCGATAGGACCGCCTTGTGTGCGTCGGTCAGACGGGGAAGGCTTTTGCCTTCGGGACGGGAGACCAGTTTTCCGATGATGTTGCTCATGTGTGTGTTTTTGTGGGTGTATTATGGGTGGGTGAAAAGGTGTCTGCGGCGTGGGCTCATCAGTGGAGGTTTCACCTCCAGACAGCACCCCCTACGGGGTTCGCTGTTTCGCCCTGTCTGACTACGTCAGTCGAACTTGATGACGTAGCCAGCCTGTTCGAAGACCTTGGTCAGCGACGCCATGCTTTCAGCAGGGGTGTCATGCCGACCGTCCTCGAGTTTCGGGAAGTGCACCGTCGAAGACGGTTCCTCAGACATGTCGACTTGTCGACCAGCACAACCGTAGCAGGCCGTCATTCGGTCTGAGACCGAACCCACGGGGGTCTGCATGGCCCCGACGTTCTCCAAGAAGGCGAAGCCTAGCCTGCGGAACACCGCAGGATGCATCAGCCAAGTGGCGATTTGGGTCAGGTCCAGCATGGTCCCAGCCCGCTTGATTGTCACCTTTTGGGTGACACAGAGCGGGGTCCGTCTGGCATCGCCCCAAGAGGACGAATGAAACGAAGTTTCAGTGACGATTTCGACCTGTCTGCCACCCCGTTCAAGGGCATCGACAATCGCAACCAGTGCGGCCCCTCTGTTGGCGTACTGCTTCGCAGTGACGTAACAGTTGGCGGTCTGCGGGAACAGCAGACGGATGACCTTAGTCTCTCCGAGACTATCTTCGTCGGGGTCGACGTCGTAGTGGCAGGGGTCTCCAGCACAGAAGGCACCGACGTCCAAATCTCCACCAGCCACGTCATGGTCAATGACCATGCCCTGCGTGGTGGATTGAGGCAACTGAGCGTAAGCATGATTGAGGTTTTTGACCCCTTCGGCGTAGCCGACTTTCGTCATGTCCACGGTGCCTTGGTAACCAAGGCCGTTGTCCCATTCCTCAGACGGCTCCTTCTGGGAAGCCCTGAAAGGGCTCGTGTTGGAGGTGGACTCCAGCCACTTCGTGAAGGCCGTGGTGTCGTCGTAGTCGAAGACTACGGAGAAACCCTTACCTTTCACGGTCTGGCCGTAGACTCTGAGCCCCTCTCCGAGGGGATGGATGACCTTCGTTTTGCCAGTCCCAAACGTAAGTTTGGTCTGCGGGTTTTCAGCGGGGTTAGGCATGTCTGTGGGTGTATCTGGGTGACGGGTGATGGGTTGGGCAGACAGGGCTCAGAGAGCCCCCTTGTCTGCGGTTTCGGCGTCCTTCCGCTTCTTCTGGAGGGCTTTCAGCCCTTCCGTCAGACGTTCACGGACAGGCCGCTCTCCAATCTTGGAGAGGACGAAGATGTCGGCCAACCTTCCCATAGGGAAGCCAGCCTCGACCATCGCTCGGGCCCCGTTGATTGCGGCCCGAGGGGAAATCACGGTCAAGACGTTAGTCTCCCGAGCGATTTTGCGGAAGTCCACGACGGTCTGGCACCATTCCAAGGCCTTGGCCTTGTCTGCGTCAGACCACGGCATCGATTTGACGACACTGACAGCGATGCTGTCATCGTAGTCACACTCGAAGTTGGCGAAGCGGTCCAGAGTTGCCATGTCCAACTTGTTGCGGCCCGAATACTCTCGGTTGGCACCGTTACCGTTGGTATTGGCCGAGGCCAAGAAGCGGAACTTGGGGTGGGCCTTCACTTTCCCATCGGGAAAGTCACAGAACCCGTTGGCCAAGGCGGCGTTCACAGACAGGAGTACCTGTGGGCTGGACGCATCGACTTCGTCGAACAGGAACAGACCGCCGTTTTCGAAGGCCTTGCGGAACTCGGTGGTAACGTAGTTACCATGAGCGTCGTTGTAGCCCATCAGTTGGTAGGTCTTGGCTACCGCACCGCTGAAGTAGAACTTCAGCCCGAGCACCGTAGCGACCTGCATCCCGAGAGTGGTTTTACCACTCCCAGCGGGACCGAAGACTAGGACGCCGAAGCCACCGATGCGAAGCATCCTAGAGATTTCGTCGAGGAGTTGGTGCTTCTTGCTCCCCTTGGGGAGGGAGCCGAGTTTGAGTTCGTCGCTGTCGGGAACCTTCGGTTCCTCGGGTTCGTCCTTGGGCTTGGGCTCATCCTTGGGCACCTTCGGGGCCTTCGGCTCCTGCTTGGGCTTGGGCTGTTCGGGCTTCGGAGCCTTCGGCTCGCCGTCACCCTTCTCCCGAAGGGAGTCGAGTTCCTTGTCGGTCAGGTCGTTGTACACCTTCTGGAGTTCCTCCAGAGTGTGGTTGGCGATTTTCGAATACGGAACTTCGTTCCGAGTGCACCACTTTCGAACGATGTGACGGTTTTTGGAGGTCACAACGGCTTTGCCGTCACGGGGGAGTTCGGGGTCACCTTCGGTGGGTTCGGTGCTGTCTGCGTCCCCTTCACCTTCGGTGGGTTCGCCGTCCTTGGCACCGTCCTTCCCTCCTTCGGAGGGACTGTCTGCATCCCCTTCGCCGTCGGTCTGAGCACCGTTTTCGGAGCCCTTACCTTCGGTAGGTTCGCCCTTGGGCTCGCCCTTGGGAGTGTCTGTGGGTGTGCTCGGGTTACCCGAGGCGGTTTTGGACGGCTCAGACGGGCCGTTTTCGGGGTCGGCGTCGCCTTGGGCATGTCCGTGGGTGCCTGAGGTGTCCGCAGGGGTCACGTAGGCTTCGCCGAGAATGAGTTCGTCGGCGTAGGGGTTTTGGTGGGGGTTAGGCATGGTGTTTTTTTGGTTGGTTTTTGCCGTAGTGGCACCGACACTCTGTCTGGCCGACCCTTTGTCGTCAAATCTATTTTCAAAACGGGGTTGACCAAAAGTCGGTTTCGACCAATGTTTGCAAGGGTCAAATCGACGTCGAAAAAAAATGAAAAATCTTCAAATCGGTTCGGGTCCAGACAGCGAAAACGTGCCCGAAAACGGGCCCGAAAATGGGCGTTTGCATGAGGGCATTTGCAGGGGTGCAAATGGGCGTCTGCACCCCGTGCTAAATGCAGAGGGTCTAACGCCCCTGCAGGAGGACTTCGTCCAAACGTATGTTCGGGTAGGTGGGTCCGTGGGCGTAGCGTGTGACGCAATAGGGATTTCGGCCTCGTCTGGTCGGCGTTTGCTCCGTCTGCCATTGGTCAAAACCGCTATTCAGACAGCCCTCGATTTAGGCCTGCGGACCGAGGGGGCCAGCCTCGCTTGGGGGTGTATCCGTGGGCTCCTGACGGATGCGGGGACTCCCGCCAACGTGCGTTTTGCGGCCGCCCGCTGGACCCTAGAGCACTCTGGCCTTGGGCTTTCAGCCCAAACGCTCGCCCACGCACACTCCTCTCCGCATTATGCGAGGCTGGCAGACCTGTCTGAGGTCGAACTTCAGGCCATAGTCGAAGCGGGAGTGCAGGACGGGGTGCAGACAGGGGGTCCAGACAGCCCGCCAATCACGCCCGTTATCTGCCCATGACAGGCAGGATACCCACACACACACCCCCGCATACCCCCCCCTTTTGCCTCGCACGCAAGTATCTCAGGTGCCCCGAGAAAAATTGTGGCCCAAAATGAAACACCTACATTTTGAGGCCTTGCAAACGAAGCAAATCGAAGCAGTTTGACGTCCGTCATGTCTAACCCCCCTACACCTTACGCTCGAATCTTCGATTTTGAGGCTTTTAGTGCGAATAACCCTGCGACCCAGCAGCCTGGTGTCCAGTTCGAAGGGGAGTTTGACGCCATCAAAATCACGCTTGACGGCCTGATTTCCCGCCTGTCTGAGATTCAGCGGTCTGACGGCAAGATTGACGTCTCTGCCTTTGACGACACCACCCTCCTGAGTGACGTCTCGAGTGCGGCCTATTCGAACGTCTACGCTCAAATCTACCCCCTGGTCGCCGAGGCCCTGGACTACAAGAACCAGGCGTCTGGCTTTGCCACCAACTCGGCCAACTCCGCTGCCGCCTCTGCCCTGTCTGCCGCTGCGGCCCTGCAGCACAAGAACGCCGCACAGGCTGCGATTAACACGGTGAACGGGTACGTGCAGCAGGTGGCCCAGACGCTCGGCTCCATCAACGTCTCTGTCAGCAACGCCCAGTCTGCGGCCGCACAATCCGAGCAGAGCAAGCAGGCGGCACTGGAAGCCAAGCAGAACGCCGAAGAAACCCTTGGAAGCGTGCAGTTGCTACAGCAGTCCCTGGCCAACCAGTACGACAACATGCTGGATGCGGACATGAATCTTGGTGACGTCTCGAACAAGGCCCATGTATTGTCGAACCTCGGTCTGGACGGCGGTAGCGACAATGAGCGTTCGATTTACAACCGTTTCAAGGCGTTGTACCACATGTATGGGAACTACAACGGAGGCACGCTGATTGGTTCAGTACAGACCATGTACCCTAGTGCTGATTCGCTCCTGTACCATGTTTTCGGCCTGTCATTCAACCAGGAGAGTGGCCTGTTTATCAATGGACCAGCGTTTGGCGTAGGATACACGTTTGCAAGGGACAACCTTGGGCAAGGTCTTGAAGAGGACAACGCCCAGAACAAGAATCGAGACCAGCGTATCGAAATCCTGAAGAAACGAATGTCTGCTGTTTCTTCCATCTTTAGGACGACGCTGCTTGAGACTGGCAGTAACTTTGGGTACAACGGAGACAATCGAATCGTCACCTTGCAGGATTTTGCCAACGATTTCGGCGGTTTGTTCAGTTACAACGTCAATGGATGGACCAGCGGTGCAATCCTCTCCACTGTCACGGAGCAGTTGAATCTTCGTTTCGACACCCCAAACGACGGCAAGAAGTACGGCATCCTGAACGGAAACTGGGCTTCCATCGACGAAAGCCCGAGCGGAATCCCTGATTACGACAACTTCAAGGTCTACGGGGCTGGCGAGCAGGTGTTGTTCGGTGGCAGTTTCTACCGTTTCAACGCTTTCATCGGTGCCGCAGGGTACGGTCCTGACACCCATGCTTATGCCTGGACGATGATTGGCGGTGGCGGTGGTGCGTCGCTTCCGATTGACATCAGCGACGTCACTGGTCTGCAGACGGAGTTGGACGGCAAGGCGTTGTCTTCGCATGGTCACGGCATCGCCGATGTAACCGACCTGCAGACGGCCCTGGATGGGAAGGCGTCCTCCTCCCATTCACACGGAATCTCCGACGTCACTGGGCTGCAGACCTCCCTGGATGGGAAGGCTTCGTCGTCTCACACGCATGCCATTTCCGCCGTTACTGGCCTCCAAGACGCCCTGGATGGCAAGTCTTCATCGTCCCACACGCACGCTATCTCAGCCGTGACTGGTCTGCAGACAGCCCTTGATGGCAAGGCTGCCACGTCCCACACCCAGGCCATCTCGACCATCACGAACCTGCAGAACACCCTGGATGGCAAGGCTTCCTCGGTCCACACGCATGCGATTGCGGACGTCACGAACCTGCAGACGACCCTCGACGGCAAGGCCTCCTCGTCTCATACGCACACGATTGCCAACATCACCAACCTGCAGACGTCCCTGGACGCCAAGGCCTCGACGTCGGCCCTGACGTCTGGTCTGGCTGGCAAGGCGAACACCTCGCATACTCACGTCATCGCAGACGTGACGAACCTGCAGACCACGCTCAACGGCAAGGCTGCGACGACCCATAGCCATTCCATTTCCGACGTCACGGACCTGTCGACGACCCTGTCTTCCAAGGTCCCGAACGAGATGGCCTGCTCGACCACGTTCGACAAGGACGTCACGGTCACGGCTCCCAGCGGCATCACGGTCCTGGCCTATGACGGCGGGGATGACGGCACGGTGACGGTGACTGGGGCTGTCGGCAACAGGTTCTGCTTCTTCCAGGCCGCTTCCGCCACCAACCGAATCCGCTTCAACTCGGTGATGAACGTGGAGGACAAGTTCTTCACGAAGGGTCCGAAGTCCTACGTCGAGGCCATCGTCACAACCGAGGGCGTCGTCGTTCACGGCGACC